AGATTCATCCACCAAATCTACAATGGAGAATGGGAGGAAAGTGAAGCCATCATCGCACTGTGTGCCAAACGAGACGAAGAGGGAGGACAATCGTTTACTCCAGATTCAGCAAGGGAATTCTTCAAGTCTGTTGTTTCTTTTGGAGGGCACGAACAGTCTTATCGAGAGTGGGCAGCTCACATTATCCCGTTTGCCACTCGATGTCATTTTGAGTGCATTGCGTTTGGTAGAAGGTTACATCGAAAGTGTTCATGGAGTGAGCTTAGTAACTCTAGAACGAACAAGATTCTTGAAGCTTTACGGAAGAATGGGAAAATTCCTTTTGGAAACACGACCAAAATGCAGGAGTACTACGACAGTGCCGGAAGAAGAGGCGGGAACAGCATCAACGTCGCAGCACAGATCGTTTATTGGTTCGCCAGACGGTCTGTCATTGGAGGCAGAGTTGGAGAATTTGGAGAAATCGGAATCAACGAAGGCTTCGAACCCGACAGCAGACCCCCCCGAAGGACAGCGACGATCGAGCACAACGTCACTCGATTCGGATCCTGGTACCTCAACAACACCAGCAGCAGAGAATGGACCAAAATTAGAGCGGTCTGGCTCAGTAGCGGAGAGTACTTCAGATCCGAATTTGCTCGCAAATACGGCCAAACGTTTTATGACCAGATTGAACGAGAGTGTTCTGAAGCCACTTTCAGCGAAAGCTGTGGAGAAGGTAGTCAGTAGTTGGTTTACGGAAGACTCGGGACGCTTCATTTCGGTGGAGCCTTCCTTCGTTATGACGGACAGGACGTGGCGCAGTATTGAGGTTGAGGATTCTGAGGATGAGGAGGATATCCCCGGTGATGATGCTTCGGTGTCATCTACTGATAAGAAGGAAAAGAAGAAGAAGAAAGTCAAGCGAAAGATTTGGATACTTGATGAGGATCGTAATCTTCTGCCAAATGTTGGTGGAGCCAGCGCCCGTAACAACGGTGATGGTTATGATGACAACGATAAACGACCCTTTAAAGTTATCGAGATTGACCCGAAAAACTACAAACATGACATCCGTTATGTGGACTGTGAGTTGTACTATCATTTGCGTAAGGAATTGTTCGGCAAGCCCGTTCATACCCAATCCATCGACAGTTTGAAGATGGTTGCAAATAGGTACTTGAATACTTACAAAATGTCACATCTGGATGGGTTTGCTGTTGACAGGATGATCCGAGAGACAGTCTACGCAGCTTTGATTCCTGAGGATAGAGACCTTAAAATGATATCAAGTTTGGCGCGCAACAAAAAGACCATCGATCAGGTAAGCACTTTCAATCGAGACGGTTACACCACTAAGAAGAGGTTCGGGGGTTTCTTGCCTTTTGTCCCGAACAAGAAAGTGCAAGTTTTCAATAAGGCCTAGAGAGACCGCTTGCCAGCGATCTGTCTATGGAACAATTTTACCAACGAGCCCCGCACCCCCCGTGAGAAATCATGGGTTAAGTTCGGTGTGGGCTTTCCGCGTGGCAACTGTAATATCAATCGATTTACTTATTGCTACGCTGGTGGTAGAATTGTTCCTCCTGGGGTTGTCTACACGCACAATAATTGTGCATGCAACGAAGTTCTTGCTTTGTTGTTCCGCCATCAAGTAGCGACCCCCCCTTTCAATGACGACATTAGCAAATTGGAAATTTATTTCCACCACTTGACGAAACAGCTCGGTAGGAGAAGCTTCTTTTTAAAAACACGTGAAGAAGTTGTGGCAGCGTATTCTGGTAGATGGAGAACTAGGTATCATGGAGCTCTTATTAGTTTAGGAGAAAAACCTCTGTGTGATAAGGACTTCATCTTGAATATGTTTGTCAAGGATGACCGTGAGGATGCACAATTGAAATCAGCGCCTCGAGCAATTCAATATCGCTCGGCACGTGCCGCTCTAGAGATGGGGAGATTCACTCACTCCATTGAAAGTAGCGTTTACTCACTTAAAGACCGGTATGGAACCAGGATTTTTGGAAAGGGGTGCAATATGCACGAGTTGGCGGAAGACTTCATTGTCAAACGCGACCTTTTCAGAGATCCGGTTTATCTGATGTTGGATGCATCAAAGTTTGATGCTCACGTTAGTATTGAGTTGTTACGTCTTGTTCGACGTTTCTATCTAAGTTTATGTGCTGTGCCACAC